GTTTTAATTCCTTTCGTGATACTTCTAAACTTTTCATATTATATCATAATCCAAATAGAAATGTTTGCAATTTTCAGACTTTAATTTAAAATAATCGGTAAAAGTAACACTTTTCGGTGAGTTTCATATTCTATACCAAGGGAAAACCCCAAAAACATAGAAAGGAATGATAATAAATGGCTGATTGTAACAGAAATTGCTGTAATGACTGCGGAAGAGAAAGAAAATATCCTTGTGATACAAATTTCCGTGAAGCAGTGTGTGTACATACTGATAAGATATATGACAGTTGCAGGGAATAAGATTGTTCAAGTTAGAGAAAATGAGCATACAAAATTAAAACGGTCAAGAAACCGCATAAAAACAAGGGTTTACATAGTGAAACGCCATTCTATATCTAAATCAAAATCGTTGCCCTTATGCTCTTTCGTGCGGTTGTAGACCATACGTATGATTAATTTTTTGAAAATTACATTCTTTTCGCCTGCCGAAAGGTTATCATATTCATCTATCAAATAGCGTAATGTCGGTAGCACTTCTTGCACGGTTGGAACAGATTTAATACTGTTTAATTTATTCTCGTGTTGCTCTAAGACTGATTTTGAATTTTGGATTTTTTCAGCGATTGCATTACTACGTTCCAAAAACGTATCAACATCATAAACACCCTGTTCCAATAAATCGTGTAGTTTAGATTTTTGCGAATTCAACTGTTTTATTTTTGTGTTAATATCTTTGATTGTCCTGTCCAACATTTCTATTTGTAGGTTGTTTGTTTTTTGTACACTGTTTTTGACAGCGGACGAACTGTTTTTTAAAATGTCTTTTACCGCGTCAAGAATGACCTGTTCAACAAACATTGTCCTAATGGAACGAATACAACCGGGATGTAGACACAATAATCTATTACCGCTGATTTTTGAAAATTGACGTTGCATTAATTCGCCGCAGTTTTTACAATAAATTAATCCTGCAAATGGGTTACGAATTATACCGTGCGCAGTAGGTGGGTGTGTTCGTAATTGGTGGATTTCCTGTGCTTGCTCAAACAATTCTATTGATATTATTGCAGGGTGTTTTCCCTCCGATACAATCCACTTTTCTTCGGGATTTAACACAGTACGGTGTTTGTCGGTAGGAAATTTTTTTTTGATGTGTTTTCGTCTATTCCATACAATTTTACCTATATACGTTTGATTTTGCAGATAAAATTGTATTGTAGTTCGCGAAAAATGGTCGTTTTTTCGTGGGGTATATCCCATTTTGTTCAAATTGTCGGCAATGGTTTGTGTACCCATATGTTGATTTACATACATATCAAATACCATTCGTATTACATTTGCCTCTTCCTCGCAGATTTTTAATGTCGGACGTTTATCAATGTATGTTCGTCTGTATCCGTATGGCGGTTCGCCTATGTGGTAGCCCATTTCTACCGTTTTTTCTATTCCTTTATGCAGCCTGCGGCGGATTGCTTTCAATTCTTGCCGTGCGATAAACGAATGCATTTCTACAACCTGTTCGTCAACATCATCATTTAGGTCGTAGGTTTTACTTGTGGTTATGATTCGCACGTCATTGTCTTTGAATGTTTCTAAAATAATGCCGCCGTCTTTTTGCGACGAACGGCCTAATCTGTCTATTTCCATACATAAAACAGCTGAATAGTTCCCCTGCTCCACGTCCTGCAACAACCGACACATTTCAGGACGTGTAAATAAACCGTCACCGGATACGACTTCTTTGTAGATTTCAACAATGTTTAAATCCATTTGGTTCGCTAATTTTAATAGTGTATCTTCGTGGCGTGCCAATGTTTCGTCTATGTTTTCACTGTCCGGGTCCATTCGTGATTTACGTAAATATATTGCAACGCTTTCCCTGTAATCGTCAAATGGCATTATTATCACTCCTTAAATATTACCCTTTACTTTATGTACTCTAATCGTATCTTTTATGAAATTTTCTGTAACGTTGAAATATTCGGCTAATTGCCATACTTCCGTATACCCATTTTTAAATGCTGACAATAGTTTATCAGCTGGAATTAGTTCCTGAACCGCCCAACGTGTTGCTCGCTCCTCCATACGCTGCCGTGTTTCAAATTTTGAATTGATTTTATAAAACGACCCTGTTGCAATATGACCCAATTCGTGTGCATATGCGTCTATAAATTCCGGCATTGTATGAATCATTAACGGATTTAATGCGATAGCTCCGGGAATGGACAGCGCTTTGATTGCTCGCATTGGGAAAAAATCGACGTCTATGTTATGGTTTATTGCATATTGATTTAATTGATTTATCATTGTTTTCCCTTCTTCCATTGTTCTTTTTTGAAACGTGCATAATCTAATATATCTTGTTTTTGTTCATCTGTTAATTCTTTAACTTCACCGTATAATGCAAATTCAATATTACTTAATTTAGGGTCAAGATATTGACTATCTTCAACTTTTCCCAACAAATAGTCGGTTGTAACATTTAAAATATCAGCCATTTTTATCAGTAATTCGTTATCTGGTTGTCGTTCGCCACTTTCATAACGTGAATATGTTGGACGTTTTACGCCTAATTTATCTGCCATTTCTTGTTGCGTAAGATGTTGTTGGTTGCGTATATATTTTAGGTTTTTCATATTAATCACCTCCTAAATATATTATAAGTGTCTTTTTGGCACGAGTCAATAAAAGTGTCAAAAAGACACACAAAAAATAAGAAAACATAAAGAAAATGAAAAAAAGTATTGACAATGTGTCAATACGGTACTATAATAAAGGTACCAAAATGACACAAAGGGGTGAAAAAAATGAGAGAATATTTAAAAACACTTCGTGAGAATGCCAAAATGACACAAGAGGAAGTTGCTAAAAATTTATCAATTTCAAGAGCATATTATGTGAGAATTGAAAAAGGTGAAAGACAACGTAATTTAGATTTATCATTAGTTACAAAACTTGCAGAATTGTTCAATGTATCGGTTGAGTGGATTGCTCAACAAGAGCAAGAAAAACAGAGATAGAACTGCTGGCATAGGACAAATTAGAAAATACATAAAAATAAGCGAGGTGATTAATATGAAATTGTGTGAGGGTTTTACATTGGTAGAATTGACAGATACCAAAATAGTGCAAGAGAAAAAAATTGGTGAAACGGGGCGGCTACGAATGGTCGGAAATCCGAACCCACCACCGGAAGAACATCAAAAGGTTATTGATGAAATAACCGCGATTTTGTACAATGCGCGACAACGAAGATTGTCGCAGGAAGAAGAAAAGGGGGCGTAATGCTCCCACGATTGGACAAGCTCGCAGGCAGATACGAACCGCCCGAATAGTACCCCCCTAATACATTATGAAATTTTAATTAAATCTGATAGGGCGGTTCCTATGTGCCTGCGAACGGTGAAAGGAACGAAGATATGAAAAAAATTAAGCCAAGAAAAGTAAGCGGAATGCTGAAAGAGGGCAACACGTTAAAAATTAAAATCAAAGCGGTGGATATTCCGAGAGATAAAAACGGAATGCCGAAGTTAAAGGGGATAGGATAATGTACGATAAATACATAGAAAAAATTGATAGATTAAACGAACAGGGCAAACGTTTAGCCCTACAAATGTTGGACGACCTGTTGAGCAACAAGAAAAATCGCAAGGACTACGAAAGTCCGCGTCAGCGATTTATTCGCGAAACGGACGAAATTCTTGCGGTGGTAAACCGCGAAAGCGGAGCAATGGCAACCGAAAAAAAGGTGTTGCCGTTGTTTAAAAAGAAAGCGACAGTAATATGAGTTACAGAAGAACATACAACAGTCAATGTGATGTTTGCGGTCAATGGTATATGACATTTGACAATCCGAGAAATATTCCGGGGGCGGTAACGCCAACGGGTGGGTTTATCTGTCGGAAATGCAGACAGGCAAAACAGCCTATAAAACAGCGAACAGCACCTCCAAAGTCGGTGCAAATGTCAATCGAAGAATTGACACAAAAAAAATAGTGGCTCTGCGAAACCACTATTTTTAACCACTTTAACCACGATTATGTGATATTAAGATGTCCAACATCTATTATATCATATATCGAAAAAATAAGCAATAGAAAAAATCAAAAAAACCTTGAAAAATCAAGGTTTTATAACTTGTTTTAGTAATTAAATTTATGACGAAAGCAGATTAAGATATATGGCATACATAGAAAAAACTATCATTGCAGGGGAACACATTTTCAAAGAAAAAAGTTTCTCCGCAAGATACGGTAAAAAGAATATTCCAAGAGGTCCGAATTGGAATGAGTGTTCAGAGGTTCAACGGCGAAGAAATGAACTGTTGAAGAAAAAAAGAATTGTTTGGAATATATGCACCAATTTCAAAAAATCGGATTGGTGGGTGACATTAACATATAGACGTACGGAACGTCCCGACAGTATGGTAATGGCAAAAAAACAACGCAGTCGGTTTATTCGACGGTTACGAGAGAAATTGAAAAAGAAAGACATACCGTTGACATATACCGCAATGACCGAACGCGGGGTCAAGGGTGGGTTACATCATCATTTTATAATCAAAAATGTATTTGAAATAGGTATCATTGTCAACCTGTGGGAATACGGAAAAGTGCATATAGAAAATATATACACTGATTCTATGTATGATTTGGCAATGTATTTCGTAAAAGGCGACAGCGAGAAATCGGAAAAAGATTTTACAAGTAGCCGAAATATGAAAAAACCGAAAATCAAGTACAGGATAATTCAAGCCGAGAGGTGGACAAGCACACCGAGAGCAAAAAAACACTACGAGATAATACATAGGTTTGACGGGTTCCACGATTTCAGTGGTTTCCCGTACCAAGAGTATGTAATGGTACGGAGGTGTTGAAATGATAGACGGGTGTAACGGTTGCAAATATGAAAACACGCCGTGCATAATTCGGATATGCGGGAACGCACCGAGAGCAACGGCGGACGATATTAAATCATTTGAAAAATGTGTAATATTAAACAAAATGAAATTAAAAAAGAGAGGTAGAAACTATGGAACATATGACAGCGGAACAATTTCAAACGTTGGTAAATGAAAATGAGAATACCAACGGTGAGCAAGTTTTGAGAAATAAAGTGAGTTCTGCAAGGGGCAGAGCATTTGAAAGCCTGTTAATGCGCGGGTGCAACTATTACCGTCAACGCGGTACGGCAATTATTAACAAGGTGAACGAGCCGTACATAGTTACGAAGAAAACCACAGGAAACAAATTCAGCGGCAGATTTACAGGCAGAGCCGAGCCGGATTTCAAAGGGGTTCTGTACGGCGGTCGTGCTATTGCGTTTGAGGCAAAAAGCACGCAAAAAAGCCGTATACAAAGAAATGCGGTAACAGATACGCAAATGGAGTGGCTAAGAGAACAGAAGGATTTTGGAGCCGTTACATTTGTGGCGGTAAATATACAGGATAAATTTTATTCGGTTCCGTTTGATGTGTGGGACGATATGAAAAACATTTACGGCAAAAAGTTTTTAATGCCCGAAGATATTGCAGGTTACGAAGTAAAATATGACGGGGCTGTCCGATTTTTAGAGTATGAGGACGGCACAAGAGTTGAGGGGGTATAAAAATGAGTAAAGAGAAAATATTGCCATTGGCATTAATAGTTCTACAGGGTGCATCAGCTATACCGTATACAATTACAGGTGATTGGCGACACACAATATACTGGATTGCGGCCGCGGTGCTGAACATTGCCGTAACATTTTGACAGGGGGCGACAGAATGAATTTAGAATACATACTGAAATTATGCAAGAAAAACCGTCAAATAATACTACTGTCATACGGCGGATATAAATTTCTATCCGAGGGTCACGTAGCGGTTATGGTGCAAGGAATTTGTCCGAAATGGACGGTTGATGATTATTTTACCGCAATAGGCGGTGACAATGAGGTCAAAGATATTTTTACATTGACAGATAACACAGAAAAACCACAACCGATTATTGATGTTGACGAATTGAAAGAGTTACAGCCGTTAAAATATTCGTTAACTTCCGGCAAACAAACATACAAAATGTTTGTTATGGCAGACGGAAAAATAATGATAATACAGGAAAAATATTTAGACGTTTTCCGTGATGAATTTGCGCCGGAATATTATTATCGAGATAATCCGTTAGAACCCAATGTATATGTGGTTGTATCGGGTATATGCGTTGGGATAATAATGGCAATGTATTTCGATATGCAACAGTTGGCAGATTTCGGTGGAACTCTGAGAGAGGGTTTCAAACGAAATTTGAAAGACGGATTTTTAGATATGGGCGGTCAAATTGAAATAACCGACTAAATCCCAATCGATTGAGAAGAAAGAGAGGAAAAACAATGATAAACACGGTCATAAAACAGATAGAAGTACAACAAAAAGGAAATGAAAATACTGCGCCATATTATGTTGGTGAACAGTTGAAAGACATCATCAGAAACAATCCGCAGGCGGCGGAAATCGTCGGACAGGATTTAAAAATTAAAGAAATGAGCATTGTTGAGTGTGAGAAAAAAATAAAGGCATATGCTGACAAACACAAAAAAAATAATTTTGCGTGTGTAACACCGCAACAGGCAGAAAAAATAATCTGCGAATTTTACGGTATTAATCAGCCGAAAACTACTGAACAACAACCGGAAACTGAAAAAATAGTCAGTATTGCAGATTTGCTATAGGGGGCGGTAAATATGTGTGATATAAATATGGCCGATTTGGTACCGAACGAACCACCCAAAGGTTTGGCCGACTGGTGCAATAAAAAAAGAAAAGTGAATTTATTAATATACAAAGTTGGGTACTATTATGAGCCGTTGGAGGACAGAAACAAAAAGTGTGTTAAATGTAAATGTACCGCTTGCGGAGCAGTTACAATGCAAGAATACACAAAATTAAATAACAGAATAGGATTTATTCATTCAAAAACCGGTGAAGAAATATTCGGCAATAAAAAAACAACGTGTCCCGAATGTGGTAAATCGGTAACAGCCGAACACGTCAGCAGTTTCGGTAGTCGAAACGAACCTGTTATAGAACGATACTGGCCCGTTACATTCCATAATGTCAACGGAAATGTTGCCGTACTGCAGTGGTGCGGTGAACGACGTGTGGACAGAACTGGCAAAGATGAATTGAATATATATCAATATTCCGGTGCGGTATTTTCCAAAACGGAAAAAATACGTCTGACGGGGTTTTATTCAAACTACTGGAACAGACAGTGTTTTCTGGGAAAATGGGAAACGCGAAAAACATTTACGGACCGCGTAGAGGGTGTGAATATGGCGGAAATATATCAGCCGGAAGAAATTCCAAACGTGCTGAAAGGCACATTTGCAGAAAATTCTAAAATGGATATGTATATTGAATGTGCGGAGGCAACATATCCGGTTACATATCTGCGATTATATCAGCGTTATCCGAATGTTGAAAATCTGATAATGAATGGGTTAGGTGGATATGTCAACCAATTAATACAATCGTCGACGTCGTATATCAAAAACACGCCAACGTTGAAAAATTTCAAGGGGTTAAAACTGAAAAAAGCAAAACCCAATGAAATTTTAGGTATCAGCAAAGAGGCACTGCGGTGCATAAAACAAAATGAGTGGGATAGCAGTAAAATTGACCTGTATGTACATACACATACGCAGGGTGTAACGATACAGAATATTGATAGAATTGTACATAAATACGGTTCACGAATTGAACCGCTAATCGGAACAGGTGCCGACATACCGAAAACAATGCGTTACATTGAAAAACAAAACAAAAATTTAGAGGACGCAGTAACATATTACAACAGGGTGCAGTACATTGTTGACTATTGGAATATGTTGCGGAAAAACGGTCATTATACGACCGATACGGACATTCTATATCCGCAGAATTTAGTAAAATCACATAATGATGAACAGCGTATTTTACAGATTGCCGCAACAAAAGAACTGGCAAAAGATTTCAAGAAACAATATAACAAATTAAAAAAATATTGTTTCACCTGCGGCGGTTTATCAATACACCCTGCCGAAACAGAAATTGAAATGATAGACGAGGGCAGAGAGTTACATCATTGCGTAGCGACGTATGCTAAACGTCACGCGAGCGGTCAGACGGCTATATTTTTTATCCGTCATATAAATGAACCGGATAAACCGTATTTTACATTGGAATTTGATTTTAAAAATATGTGTGTCAGACAAAACAGCGGATTACGGCACTGCGAGAGAACGCAGGAAGTCCAAGATTTTGAAGAAAAGTGGGTTGAGTTCGTCAAGAACACAGCCGGAGCGAAAAAAGAAAGGAAAGTAGCATAATGGAAAATAAAAACGAGATAATCGAGGCGGAATATAGAGAGATAGACAGTTGTACACTGCCGGAAATTACGGCTGAAATTAAGTACATTACCGAGAGTATGAACAGAACGTTGTTAATAGGCATAATTGAAATCGGTAAACGTTTTGAAATCGCAAAAACACTTGTCGAACACGGCAAGTGGGGCGAGTATTGCGAAAAATACACCGGCTATAGTCAGAGTATGGCCGAAAATTACATAAAGGCATATCACGAATACGGAGCAGACCAACAAAATCTGTTCGGTGATTTCACAAAATCCAAATTGATTGGTAATTTGGGAATTACAAAATTAATCGAACTGACCGCCATTCCGGCAGATGAGCGAGAGCAGTTTGTCGAAGAAAACAACATCACAACAGATACTACGGTCAAAGAATTACATAGATTGATACAGGAAAAGACTGACGCACTGGCTACGGCGGAAAAGAAACAGGCAGAGGCGGAAGAAAAACTAAAAGAGCAGATAAAGCAAAGCGAACAGGCGGCGGAAGATAAGCAATCAATGATTGACCGCCTGCAAGCGGAGTTAGACAGTAGAAATGCAGAGCCTGCGACGGTTCCACAAGACGAGTTAGAAAAGATGATGAAAGAGGCTGACGAAAAGGCTAAGCAGTCATTACAAAAAGAAATTGACCGACTGCAAGCCGAAAAGGAAAAAGCGGAGAAAGCGGCGGAAAAATCGAAAGAAAAATATAAAAAGTTAAAAGATGATGTTTCAGCCGAAAAAGAAAAAGCAGAGGCGGCGGAAAAAGAAAACGAGGAGTTAAAAAAGACCATTGAAAAACTGCAGAAAGAATCACTATTAGGCAGTAATGAAAAAATGGTTAAATTGCAGATGTGTTTTGAACAGGCACAGACCGCAATTATAGCGGTTAAAACCGCACTTGCGGCGGTTGAGGGGTCGGAGAAATACGACAAATTATTTGCGGCGGTAAAAGAAACGTTGAAAGGAAAGGTGGAAGAAATATGAACAGGAAAGAAACAACCGAATTTTTGAGCAAGTTACTTGTCCAAAGAAAATTAGTAGGTAAATACTATGCGAGCGAAGTTACACTTGATTGTGGTGGCGGCAAAGGCAAAGAAAAGCGTGTTGATTTCGTGCAATTTATACCAAGAAATCAAACCACAAGCGGAATTGAAAAAGGCGAATTTGTTTTCTATGAGGTGAAAAGCTGTAAGGCGGACTACAACAGTGGAAATGGTTTGACCTTTGAGGGCGAAAGGAATTACATTGTTACGACAATGGAAACCTACAAACAAATAATCAAAGACAAACCGTGGGAAGTGGGTGTATATGTGGCGTGTCCCGAGGACAGAAACATTGTTGACGAGTTTGAAAATCCAACGCCATTAGATGATATAACGGTGTGGTGGACGTTAAAAATCGCAATGGAGGCACACCCAAAGGACCGTCAAAGGTCAATGTCGCAGTTATTATTTTATATGCTAAGGTCGGGAAAGTGAGGTACAGTAATGACGGTGCAGGAATTACAAGAATTTGCGAACGAATTAATTGAAGTTGGCAAGGGCAGTTATACAGTGTTGGCGGATGAAGGTTATTCATATGTAACCAAAGACAGTATAGAAGTCGACGACAAGGAAAAAGAAATCACAATATACGGTAAAGAAATCACAATATATTGAAAGAGAGGAAAAAAGAAATAAAAAAAGATTGATAAAAGAGGAGGCCCAAAAATGAGAAAGACATATTGTTCAGTATGTGGAAAAATGATGAACGAAAAAATCGATGAAAACAGTGGTAAACCGTTTAAAATACAAATGTGTTCCGTGAGCTGTATCAGCGAGGCGTGGCATAATGTCACCGAGGCACTGAAAAAAGGTGTACGTCCCGAATGGGTGTACATCTGCAACGGTGAACAACCGCAACCACAGTCACGAAGTAACAATAAACGGTATATATATCACAACAGAATTGTGTTTTTGCAAAACCAAGGGTTCACGATTAAAGAAATCAGCGAAGAATTAAATATCGCGGTAGCAACGGTATACGGTTCGTTAAAACAGTACGGAAACGAAATGATATAAAAACGGGAAGGAAAAATAAACAATGAGAAAATATAAATCAAAGTACGGAAAACCGTACATACGTCGTCTGAAAGCAGGCGATTTAAAGAAAATTCGCAATGCCGGAGGATTGTGGGCGATTATGTGCAGATGGATTATAGATTCAGCGCGCAAGAGAAACAAACAAGTATATGTACTGACACTGTTCGGTATCAATAATATTATAAATATTGACTATGACAAAACGATATTGAAAGAACTTTTTACAGAGCCGGAAATAACAAACAAAGAATACAACAAGATATGCAATAGATATAAAAATACTGCTCAAACGGATATACAATGTAGAAGGGCAATAAGAAGAACAATACAAACAGACCAAGAGGTAAAGGCTATACAACAGTTGGGAATTGTGGCGGCACGAGCGACAAAAGAAATAGCAGGGTTGAAAGGGGTACAAAAATGAACAGACATGAAAAAGAAAAATTTATAGCAGAAAAAAACAACGAAATAAATAATATCTTTGAAGAACTCACAAAAAGTAAAGAACCACATAAAGAATTTGCGAAAGCAAAGAAAAAATTTATGGAGGTACAAACCGAATTAATGAAAAGTTATGTGTCCGAATTAGAGGACGTTATAAATCCGATGAACGAAACGGTAAAAGTTCCGTTAGCGGCGGCATTAACGCTTGTTGCAGATTTAATAAAACAAGATATGTCATTCACCGATAAGAAAATGATAGACGTGTTGTGTTTTATAAATGCAGCACAATTAGAACCGGATGAGGAGGAAAAACATTGAAAAGATTAATCAATCCAACTCGCAGACAAAAGACATTCCTTGCAGAACACGGCTTGAAAGCCGAAAATTGGAAGATTGAAAAGGAAACACCGGAATATATCTATGTTGTCAGTAAAAACGGACAACATAGACTGTTAAACAAAAATTAAAAATCGCAATCGATTACGGAACAGGGGGAATATCATTGACGCAAAAAGAATTACAGGAATACAGAAAAATAATGCGAAATGCAGAGAGTATTGAATATCAAATACAGAAATTGCAGTCACAAATTAATAAAGTGACGGCAATCGTCAATGATATGCCACGCGGCGGAAAGTCAACCGATAAATCCGAATTGATTTGTAAATTGATTGATTTACAGGAACAATACAAAACAGAATATTCAACGGCGGCGGAAAAGTTGAAAACAATCGAAACTGCGATTGCGAAGTTGTCGGACCCACAGGAACAGGCGGTACTGCGATATAAATACATATTAGGACTGAATGAAAACAAGATATGTCAGAGAATGCACTATGAACGTTCCCGAATATATCAAATACATAAATCAGCATTAAAAAAAATTGCGAATTTTTAAAAGAGTGGACTAAAATGGACTATATTCTGTGGTATTATGATAACGTGAAGAAATTCACAATAGGGTTTTCTCCTTTTTTTCTTCTATCAATCGAGAACCGCCGTAGCGTGTAAACGGCGGTTTTTGATTGCGAAAAATTCCAATTAATTACGAAAGGCGGACGGAACAGTGAAAATTGTAAATAAAAATATTTCGGATATAAAACCATATGAAAACAATCCACGCATTAACGTTGACAGCGTGGATAAAGTGGCGAACAGTATCAAAGAATTTGGATACAGAGTGCCAATCATCATAGATAAAAACAATGTAATCGTCGCAGGACACACACGTTTGCTTGCGGCGGAAAAGTTGGGTATAACGGAAATACCGTGTATAGTCGCAGATGATTTAACAGAACAGCAAATCAACGCGTTCCGTTTGGTTGATAATAAAACAACTGAATTTTCAGACTGGGACTATGAAAAATTAAAAGAAGAACTGTATGCGTTAGATATGGATTTATCAGAATACGGTTTTGAAAAAATCAGCGAAGAATTTAAAGAGGCATTGGACAACACATCAAAAGAACTGTCGGCAGATGAATATAACGACGATAATTTTGAGTGCACCTGTCCACGTTGCGGGTTTAAATTTAACAGGTGATGAATATGTGGAAATGGAAACTACGTGATATAAACAGTGTACAGAAAAATGGATTGAATGTGTTCAGTTGTTTTTCCTGCGGCGGTGGGTCAACAATGGGATATAAATTAGCCGGATATACGGTGTTAGGCAACTGCGAAATTGATGAAAAAATAAATAAAATGTATGTTGCAAATCATCACCCAAAATACAACTATCGTATGGATATACGACAATTCAAAAAATATGCGAATATTTCTGATGAACTGTATCAGTTGGATATATTGGACGGTTCACCGCCTTGCAGTACATTTTCTATCGCAGGTGATAGAGAAAAGGCGTGGGGCAAAACAAAAGTGTTCCGAGAGGGTCAGTCGGCACAAACATTGGACGACCTGTTTTTTGAATTTATCGACGTGGCCGAAAGGCTAAAACCGAAAGTGATTGTAGCCGAGAATGTCAAGGGAATAGTACAGGGAAATGCAAAGGGATATGTAAACGAAATCATAAAACGATTATCGGCAATCGGTTATGATACGCAGATATTTTTATTGAACGCTGCATTTATGGGCGTACCGCAACGACGTGAACGTGTGTTTTTTATATCACGTCGAAAAGACTTGAAGTTTGGTAAACTGTCACTGAATTTTAATGACAAACCGATAATGTTCGGCGAAATCAGCGACGGCAACGGCAGACCGATTAATAAATCATCATTGCTATATAAACGGTGGCTACACAGACGGCCAACAGATAAAAACATTGGCAGTATCAACGAACGATTGACGGGCAAAGACAGTAATTTCGGAACACAAATATATCACAATAACCGTGTAGCCAATACATTGGTATCGGGCGGAGCATATGTGTACTACGACAAACCGTGCTATATATCCGATATGGATATGATACACGTTCAAACGTTTCCCGAAGATTATAATTTTATGGAACAGTCGGTACAGTATGTATGCGGAATGTCTGTTCCACCGTTGATGATGAAACGAATTGCAGAACAAATTCATCTGCAATGGTTTAATAAATAAAAAAAAAGACGTGAGGTGCGGGAACACCTCACGCCATACATCAGAGCAGTACCTCTGACGCAGATAGTTTATATATTCGCGAACATTAACTATCTGCATTATTATATTACAAAACAGGGGTGTTTGCAAGTGAATAATAATGTAAATGAACAAATACAGTCAGCACTGTTGAAACGTGCTACTGGTTACGAGGTTGAAGAAAAAGAAATAATTCTTGACAAGAACAAGAGGGACACAGGCAAAGTCAAAGTCATAAAGAAACATATTCCACCTGATGTAAATGCAATCAAGACCGTTCGGAATATGTTGGAAAGGGGACAATGGAAATGAGAAAGAGCTGTCCGTACTGCGGACGTATTCACGACGTTATGTACAAATGCCCACAGGCAAAGCGTAGGCAGAGCCGAAATAAAAAAACGTATGAATATGACAGATACAGAAATACAATTTCGTGGCAACGCAAACGCAACGAGATAAAAGAACGTGATATGAATATGTGTCAAATATGTGTGCGTGGATTATATAAATACGGCGCACGTCAATACAATACGAACGGTATCAGTGTTCATCACATTGTACCGCTGAAAGACAATTACGAACTGCGAGATGAAAACAGTAACTTAATCAGCCTTTGTGAATGTCACCATAAAATGGCAGACAGCGGCGAAATTCCGAAAAAAGTATTGCAGAAAATCGCATTGGAGCAGGAACAGACACCCCCCGGCCATTAGAATTTTTTCGGCTGGGGGATTTGTACAGGAAACAAGGGGTATAAGCACACAAAAAATTCCCAAAATGAAATTTTAAAATTGAAATTCAAAAAATACGAGAGGTGAGGGAGGTATGGCACGACCGGCGAAATCGGTAAAAACACAATCACGACACAACACAAAATCGGAAGAAAAACAACGTCAAGAAGTCGAAGAAAAAATCCGTGGGAAAGCTGATAACCTCCGACCTCCGACGTATTTATCAAACAATCAAAAAAAGATTTTCCGAAAGATAAAAAAGGAATTGGACGAGAGCGAAATTTTGAGTAATTTGGACGTGTATATTTTAACTCAATTTTCTATTGCAGTTGACCGATTACAGGATATAGAACGCAAAATAAATGATGATTTTTCATTGATTTTTAATAAAGATTTTATGGCAAGTAAGGACAAATACACAAAAGATTTGTACCGTTGTTGTAATGAATTGTGTCTGTCACCGCAGGCACGAGCAAAGATAGGCAGTTTAAATTTAACGGCGAGCAAAAACAAAGAGGACCCGCTGTTAAATGCACTGAAAGAGGCGAACGAATATGATGGATAGAGAACACAAAGCGTATAGATATGCGCAAGACGTTTGCGACGGAAAAATCAACGCGCCGAAATACGTCAAACTGCAATGCAAAGAATTTTTGCAAATTGCAGATGAGCAAGACAACGAGTTTTGCATATCAAAGAAAAAAGTTCAACTGATAGACAAACTATTAAAATTAATGATTATGCCGTCGGGAATGGCAAAAAATCAAACTGTATACGACAGTCTTGCGGGTTTTCAGTTTTTTCTGATTATCGCGGTATTGTGTACGGTATACAGGGGAAATAAAAATAAACGAAAATATGAAACAGCATTATTGGAAATATGCCGAAAGAACGGTAAGACAATTATTATCGGCGTCATTTTCATACTGCTGTTTTTTTGTGAACCGAAATTCTCAAAGTTCTATTCGGTAGCACCGGACGGAACCCTGTCAAGAGAAGTTAAGACGGCAATCCGAGAGATTATATTGTCAAGTCCTGCATTAATGGATAGGTTCAAAATTCGTAGGGACGACATTAAATGTCTGCTTAACGAGAATGTATATATCCCGCTGAATTATTCCAACTCAAGACTTGACGGACGTCTGCCAAACGCATTTTTGGCGGACGAAGTGGGAGCATTACCGAACCCGTATGCGATTGAGGCAATGCGTTCCGGACAGCTGACAATACTGAATAAATTAGGCTGTATCATCAGCACGAAATACCCGACGTTCGATAATCCGTTCGAGGACGAAGTACAGTATGCAAAAAATGTTTTGGACGGAGTAATCAACGACAGCAAGTTTTTTGCACTGCTGTATGAACCGGACAATACCAAAGAAGATGAATGGATGAGGGACGACGGAATACTGGAGCAGTCCAATCCGTTGGCATTAGAAATTCCAAGCATAATGAAAGATTTGAAAGACAACAGGGAACGTGCGATACAAATGCCGAGCCGCCGTGAAAATTTTGTTACAAAGCACTGCAACATAATTTATCAAGGAATAGGAACTGAAAGCTATATTGACGTTGCAGACGTAAAGGCGTGTCGATTAGAGAACGGCGAGATTGATTGGACCGGATTAGACGTTTATATTGGTGTCGATTTGGCGGAAACAACTGATAACTGTGCCGTTGTAATGGTGGCATATGTTGACGGAGTGGTTTATTGCGAGCCACTGGCATTTATACCCGAGGCACGGACAGACGAAAAAAGTGCGACGGAACGTGTGGATTACAGGCATTTTATAAAACAAATGCAGTGCGTGGCGTGCGGTGACAGAGTTGTCGATTACGCGGTTATTGAAGAATATGTAATGAAGATTGAAGAACAGTACGGCGTCAAAATCATTGATATTGGATATGACCGACGCAATGCAATGTCGTCGGCACAAAAATGGGAGCGTGCCGGCTATAACGTGACGGAAGTAGAGCAACACTCACGAACTTTGCACGCACCGACAAAACTGTTAAAGGAATGTATTTTAAACCACCAATTTTTATACAAGGCAAACGAATTGTACGAAATCAATTACCAAAATGCAAAATGTACAGAAGATACGAACAAAAACAAGTACGTCAATAAAAAACGTTCTGCGGGCAAGGTTGATATGGTTGTCGCTACAATCATAGCCGTGTACATAATGCAACAACACGAAATTTTCGACACCGGATTAGATTGGGGCATACAAACAGCATAAGGGAGTGAAAGAAAAAATGTGGAAAAGAAAATTTTTTAGACGTGCGGCGGAAGATAGCGGTACAAACATCATTGAATTAATCGCAGGTGTAAGCGATACGATTTCAAAAGACGAGGCTATGAGCATTCCGACCGTGACAAGTTGTGTAAATTTCATAGCCAATACAATAGCAATGTTGCCGATAGTTCTGAAAGATATTAACGGCGGCGGTAATGTCGAAGATGATTTCAGAGTTCATCTGTTAAACAGTGAAACAGGCGATAAATTAGACGCATTTCAGATGAAAACGGCGTGGTTATCTGATGTTCTGACAGACGGTGAGGGATATATTTTCATCAACCGAAATCGAAACGCCGTTAAAAGTCTGCACTATGTGAAATCGTCAAAAGTTTCCGTAATCGAGGGAACAGACCCGATATTTAAAGATTATGACATAATGGTGAACGGTCAGAAATACTGCGATTGGGAGTTTTTAAAACTGACACGTCGCAGTGAAAATGGAGCTACAGGCAAAGGCATAATCGAAGAAAACAATAAGATGTTGTCAGTGGCATACAACACGTTAAAATTTGAAAACAGTCTTGTCAAATCCGGCGGCAAAAAAGGTTTTTTACAATCGGAAAAACGATTAGAGGAATCGGCATTAACCAAATTAAAAAGAACGTGGCAACGATTTTACAGAAACAACGAAGAGAACATAATGGTGCTAAACAACGGTTTAAAATTCACAGAGGCGTCATTGTCAAGTGTGGAAATGCAGTTGAAAGAAAACAAAGAGGCAAACGCGATTGAAATAGCAAAGTTATTCAACCTGTCCCCTGAAATAATCAACGGGACGTGCAGTGATGAAAACTATAACAACGGTATCAAATCGGCAATTTTGCCGATTATCAAAGCCATTGAAACGGCACTGAATAAAGATTTGCTACTGCAAAGTGAATACGGAAAGTTGTCATTTTCGATAGATACCAAGACACTGTTAAAAGGCGATATGCAAAAGAGATATGCCGCATATGAAACAGGTATTAAAAACAATTTCATTCAAATAGATGAAGTCCGAGAAATGGAAGGATTACCGCCATTAGGTTTGGATTTTGTCAAATTGGGATTAAACGACGTTTTATACTACCCGCAAAAGGGACAAGTATATACACCAAACACAAATCAGACAGTAGATGTCGAGGAAATGAAAGGGGGTGTTAAAGGTGATAAGAGTGGAAATACGAGCGAATAGCGTTCATATTGAGGGCTATGTTTGTGCGACCGGACGTGACAGCCGTCCGATTTCGTCAAGTCACGGCAAGTTCATAGAATGTGTAGAACCGAAAACATTCGCAAAGTCGTTAAGACGAAATCCAAACGTTGAATTACGTTTTAATCACAGAGCGGATAAAATTTTGGGTTCGACAGAAACAGGTGAATTGCAACTGCGTGAAGATAATATCGGATTGTTTGCGTCGTGTGACGTAGCAGACCCCGAAGTTATCGAAAAGGCCAACAAAGGCGAGTTACGCGGTTGGAGTTTTGGTTTCTATAGTTGTGCTGACGAATGGAAAGACGCTGAAGACGGTATGCAACACCGATATTTGAAAGACATTGATATGTCCGAAGTATCAATTCTAAGTGTTACACCGGCATATATAGCAACAAGCATTGAACAACGTTCAGACCAAGAAAAAGCATTTGAAAGACGAAGTTATGAGGACGAAAGTCAAGTCGTTAAAGAAACTGCAAAGCAAGAGAAGAAAGAAAAGAACGACGAGGACGAAGAAGAAAAACGTGCATTAATTTCACGTTACAAACACGAAGTTGAGTTTTTAAAGATGAAAGGCGGACAATACAATGAAAAGTAAAAAACAAATATTTAGAGATTTTGAAAGAAAAGCTGCAAGAAAATTTGAAACAAGAGCATTACCGGATTTGATTGAACAACGTAATAATCTGGTCGAGGAAATGGGAAACATCATCAAAGACGCAGAAAAGGAAACAAGAGCGTTGACAGATGATGAAACATCAAGATTTGATGAAATCAAAAAAGAAATTGACGGAATTGATAAAACATTAAAAGCACAAAATGAGGCAAGAAGTTTGTCAAGTGCTAAATTTGACGGAGCAAAAAAAGAGAATATGGAACAACGTGCGGCGGATGAGGCAAAATTTGAAAAGTTCCTAAGAGATGAAACAAGGGCGCTAAGCACTTCAGCAGACAGCGGAAAAGCATTGATTCCAACGACAATCGCTGACCGTATCATCGAAAGAGTGAAAGAATTATCACCTATTTACAGTATGGCGACAATATACAACGTTGGCGGTAATTTGTCGTTCCCTGTTTACGACGATACAACTGATACAGGTGCTACGTTAGTGGAAGATATGCAGGAATTGACCGAAAGTTCGGGTAAATTCACGACAATAACACTTGAAAACTATATTGTCGGCGTATTGAAACTGATTTCTAAATCATTAATCAATCAGAGCGGTTTTGATTTGGTATCATTTACAATCAATAAAGTAGCTGAAAATATTGCAGAATTTCTTGAAAAGGGATTGTTAAACGGTCAAAAAAATAAATATCAAGGTGTATTTGAGACAACGAATTTAGTTACATCAGCAAGTGCAAAGGATATTATAGCTGATGAATTGATTGACGTTCAAATGACAGTGCCACAGCAGTTCCAACAAAATGCGTGCTGGATTATGAACAAAGAAACACTGGCACAAATCCGAAAGTTAAAGGATAACGAGGGTAATTACCTACTAAACCGCGATATTACAAAAGAGTTCGGTTGGGAGCTGTTGGGTAAGCCTGTATACGTTTCAGAAAATGCACCTAAAATTGCGGCAAGCACAACAACTATTGTATATGGCGATATGTCCGGTTTGTATGTCAAATTAGCCAACGCTATGGAAATCAACGTACTATTTGAAAAATATGCGACACAATATGCAATCGGTGTATGCGGTTACACTGAATTTGACAGTAAAATCGTTGAAAAACAAAAAATCGCAGGTTTGAAAATGAAAGCTGCATAATAGGTGGCAGATATGAAAATCAGCGAATTAACAGATGAATACATAGCCGAATATCTGCGTGCGGAGTATGAGGGCGAAGAACAAACATTTTCAACTATTCATACGGCGTCCATTCAGTACATAAAATCGTACACCGGTTTAACTGATGAAGAAATGGATAACTACGAGGATTTGACGATTGCGGCGTTGGTGTTGTGCGGTGATATGTACGACAATCGACAAATGACAGTGCAGTCGGACAAAGAAAATCCGACAGTTACGCAGATTTTGGCACTGCATTCCGTGAATTTATTGTGAGGTGTTGCTGATGATAAATGCCGGACAATTAAACAGACGTGTTGAAATTTGTGAATTAACAGACGGTATCAATCCTGAAACAGGACGCGATGAGGGACAGAAATATGTCCCCGTCTGTACCGTTTGGGCGAATGTGAAACACGTTAGGGGTTCGGAGTATTTTACTGCGGCAGCGGTAAATGCCGAAAGAACGGTGACGTTTACAATCAGATACAAAAAAATTCTGACAGAGGACCACTATATAAAATACGGTGGGACATATTATAATATCCGTGCAATAAACGACGCATCCGAATCGCACGACATACAAATCATAACGGCGGAGGCGGTCAACAATGGCTAAATACGGCGTTGAATATGAGGGGTTTTCGTCATTGGTACTTAAAATTGAAAATTTAGGTGTATCAATGAACGAAGTGGCCGACAAAGTGTTGGACGAAGTCGCACCGTTGGCAGTCAGCACATTCAAACCACACGTTCCATATGACCGAAAGGAAAAAGACAGTTTTCACGCACGAAATCACGTTCGGGCGAGTAAAACGCGTGACGGCTACGGCGGACGATATAAGTTAGTTGGAGTGTTTGACGGTGACGGTGCCAAGTTGGATTGGAGCATTGCACAGTATTTATTTTATGTTGAAAACGGTACAAGCAAAATGGTGGCAAGACCGTTTATGAAAAAAGCAGAGGCGGCAGTTAAATCTGTCGTTGAACCGAAAATGAAAGCGGCATTAGAGCAAGAAATCAAGTCAAGATTGGAGGGATAGCGTTGCAAGATACAATGTTAATGATATATCAGTCATTGAAAAAATCTGCGGCGGTAAAGAAAAAAATAGCCGCAATATACAACAATCCGAGAGCACCGGACAAAGACAAAAATTTGTTTCCGCGAATAACAATGTTTGAAATGCTGAATAACGATTCCGAATATGCTGACGACAGCGCAATAATGAATACTGTTATCGTGCGTTTGGATATTTGGAGCAAACAGAATAATTTGTTTGAACTATCAAAGGCAGTAAAAGAAACGTTGGAAACAGATTTTTTGATGTGCAGGGTAGAACTGCAAAGCGATATGTACGAATCAGATACAAATATATATCACAAACCGATAAATGTAACGTTAAAAATGGAGGTATAAAATTATGCAAATCAGAACAGGTTTAAAAGGATTAAGAATTGCAAAAATAATCAGTGATAAAAGTGCGGCAATGACAGGCGGTGAGCCTAAAGTTGAATACGACGAAGTTAAACATTTGCTAAATGTGCAGAATATTGATTTAACTGCAAAAACACAAACAACAGACGTAGACAGTGACGATTGCACTGACGTATTGTCAAAGTGTACAGGTTATGACGGTAAGGCGCAAAGAACAATGTTTTCACCGGCAGAACAGGCAATGTTGTTAGATGAAACATTAACAGAGGACGGAATTTATGTATCAACAGAAAAGGACGACCCTGCCGAATTTGCAACAGGATTTATGACACCGTTAAACGACGGTAAAATTTTAGCAGTGTGGCTGTTACGAACAAAATACAGCACAAGTGATTTTTCAGCGGAAACAGCCGGAACTGAAAAACTAAATCCACAGTCTGACACAATGTCATTCAAATCAATGGCAAGACGTGCGGACGGTGTTTGGAGAATTTACGGTGTCTTTGACACTGAAAAAGAGGCGGATGCATTCCTGACAGTAGAAAAAATAAATAAAACCTACGCAAAAGGAACGAAATCAACACCTACAGTAAATGCAGGTGACACAGTTCCAAAAGAATAATTAAATAAAAAAAACCGTCCCACGCAGGACGGTAAAAGGAAAAAATAAGTTTTTATAAATCAAGTATAGCACAGAAACGCAAATAAATCAAGCACATCATTATGATGTGCGTTTTTTGCATATGAAAGGAGTTTTTGAAAATGGAAGAAACATTAGATTTAACAGCGTGTATCGCAAAGGGCAAGAAGATAAAAATTGAGGATAAAGAATACGAAATAAAGCTGACATACAGAGCATTGCGAGTATTGGAGCAAATGTACGGAAGTGTCGGCCAAGCTATTGAAATGTTCGGAAACAAGACAGATATATACGGTGATGTTTTAAATTTTCTATATGCAATGGTTGGCGAAAGGTACAATTTGCGAAAAGTGGACATTGAAGATTGGATTTCGTTGGGTACTATAAATATTTTGTATGATGTGGTATATGCCGCAGTGATTTCAGCGTTCGGAGTGCAGGAGGCAACGGAAGAACAGGGGGAACAGTAAGGCGGGACGCTCCGTACGATTGGGACAAACTATATTTTATAGGACGTTACCGCCTGCAATTTTCAGATGATGAATTTTGGGACTGCACACCCCGTAAATTTTGGAAAATTTATGAGATGATGAACGGAAATACAAAAACAGCAGAAAAACAGAATAACGATAAACTGCCGAGTTTGGCAGATTTCGGAATATGAGGTGAAAAGAATGAGTGACGGCACAAATATTAGCATTGGTTTCAACACAAAAGAGGCACAACAGGAAATCAAGGCGTTAGGTAATTCAATGAAACAAACGCAGAATGAGTTTAAGGTTACAGACGCCACATTAAAAACGACAGGTTCATCATTGGACCGTTTACAGAATAAATATAAATCCCTGTCTACACAGCTAAACCAACAATCACAGATTACACAGAAATATAAACAAATGGTAGAACAGGCGTCAAAGGCACAGGACGCCGCCCGTCAACGTTTGGAACGTGCGAATGAGGCATACAACAAGGGCAAGACAAGCCTAAAGGCCAACAGCGACGAAATGAAAAAGTTGAAAGACGAAGTAAAAAAGGCTGAAAGTGCCGTTAAAACAGCTGATACGAATTTCAATCGTTTCAGCAATAATCTATCGAAAAGTCAATTAGCAGAGGCAAATTTAAGAAATGAGTTAAAGCAGACGACAGATGAATTAAAAAAACAGTCGCAATATATAACACAGGTTAAAAACAAATATAGCGAATTACAGGACAAAACTGCAGGTGTCAGAAACGGATTGACTAAAGTCGGTAACACATTAACGGCAACAGTAACAGCACCGTTGGTAGCGGCGGGAACTGCGGCAGTTAAGCAGTATATGGACCTAAATAAAAAATTGGCTAATATCGCAACATTGTCCATAGGTGACGAACGTCTGCAGGAATTAAAAAAGGGTATACAAGATGTAGCAATAGAAACCGCAAAATATACAGATGATATTGCCGACGGTACATATCAGGTAATATCGGCATTCGGCGACGCTGACGACACAATCGACAAAGTAAGAATAAACGCAAAGGCCGCAAAAGCCGGATTGGCGACAACGACTGATTCTATCAATCTAACATCAGCCGTCACAAAGGGTTACGGTGATACGACAGCCGAGGCAGTAGAACACGTTGCGGATTTGGCATTTAAAACAGTCGAATTAGGACAGACAACATTCCCCGAACTGGCGTCAAGTATCGGTAAGGTAGTCCCACAATCAAAGGCGTTAGGTGTATCACAGGATGAATTGTTTACGATATTTGCAACATTGACAGGTGTAACGGGTACAGCGTCGGAAGTATCTACACAGTTAGGCGCAGTATATACCGGATTAATGACACCGACAGAGGCATTAAAGAAAAAGCTAAATTCATTGGGCTATGAATCGGGATTTGCAATGGTAAAGGCAAACGGTTTTTCGGGTGCAATGAAGATTTTGGCAGAGGCAACAGGCGGTAGCGAGGAAAAGCTAACAGAACTATTCAGTTCAAAAGAGGCTATTACTGCAATGTTGGCATTGACAGGTGCGCAGGCTGATACATTTTCAGAAAAATTAGAGAAAATGGGTAATGCCGCCGGAGCGTCAGAAGAGGCATTCAAAAAGCAGTCGGAAGGTGTAAACAAATCCGGTTTCACATTCGAGCAAGCAATGGTTAAAATGCAGGTAGCCGCCCAAAAATTTGGCGAAAGTGCAGCACCATTTATTGATAAGGCTGCTGACGCGGTAAGTAGTTTAGCGGATTGGCTAAGCGGATTATCTGATGAAGATTGTGACAGATTATTAAAAATCGGTACGGCATTAGCAATTATCGGTCCTGCGTTGAGTTTAACGTCAAAAGGGATTTCATTCGCAAACGGTATTAAATCGCTGTTTTCGTTTACAAAAGTAGCAGGCGAGGCGGCGACTGCGGCAGAGGCGGCAGGTGCGGCAGCAGAAACAGCCGGAGCGGCAGGAGCAGAGGCAATGGCAGGAGCAGGAGCAGCGGCGGCAGAGGCAGGAGCAACAGGAGCAGAGGCAATGGCGGCAGCCGAGGGCGCGGCGGCAAGTGCTACAGGTGCCGGCGGTGTAGGCGGTTTTCTTGCGGCGTTGGGTAGTGTTGCCGGAGTAAGTGCAGGAATAGCGGTGGCAGCAACAGCACCGTTTGCGGCTACATTGGCAGTCGCAAAGATTGCAAGTGCAGGAATAGAAAAATATCATAAAAAATTAGGTGAATCGGGAAATGACGCATTGGCTATGGCACAGGAATATTCAGAAAAAGCAAAAACCGCCTATGATATGACTGTCGCAGCCGATACAGTAGACACATATATTGCGCGTTACAAAGAATTGACAGAATTAAAAAATAAGGGTCAACAGACGGATGAGAGCGAGCAGGAACGTAAGCAGTTGGAACAATGGTTCATAGACAACTATAGCGATTATATCAGCGCCGAAGAACAGAAAAACGGTGTCAGAAATGCAACGTTGAACATTATACGTGAAATCGTGCAAGCACAAAAAGAACAGGCAGAACAGGAAAAGAAACAGAAACAACAGGAAATCAAGGACGACAGCAGCAAAAAGAGAACCAATGCACAAAAATCATCGGAGGAAATCCCAAAACTGCAAAGTGTCAACAATGAAACAAAACAACGTATTGAAAATGCAAAAAAGTTAAGTACAGAATTAAATATTTTAAAATCACAGTATGACACGATAAATAAAACACTGACAGGTTCTGAACGTATAGCGGCAGTCAACAAGCTGAAAGAAGATAGCAAAGATATATTTGACAGTTACGAAAGTTTGATAGGCGGTGATTTGTCATTTGGCAGTTTGGAACAGGCAATAGACAATGTGTCAAAACAGACGTCAGAGTGGGAAACAAATGTTTCAAACAACGAAGAACGAATTAAGCAACATCAAGCGTCTATTGAAAAGTACAAAGAGGCGCTGATAACATTACAAAATGAAGTTACAAAAGAGGCTGTAAACAAAAGCGGTTTTTCATCTATTACGGACATATTCGCAAGTGGTGATGAACAAAAAATAAACAAAGCAATTAATGATGTAGTCACGCAATGTCAGCTATTAGGTATGACAACGACCGAAACGAGTTTACAGGTTGCGTTATTTAAAAACGGTTTTTCAAATTTGAGCGAGGCAATGGCGAGCGGTGACAAAAATATGAAAGCCGTAGTAACCGATTTGAACGATTATATGCACAGTGTTTTAGGATTGCCGGATAATATTGAAATCAGCATAAATGCCGAGGGCGATATTACTATGATAGACAAAACCAAAGACGGTGTCGAAGAAATAGACGGTCAAAGTGCCGAGGTCAGCGTCAGCGTAGACGGTGGCGAAAGTGAACAAACCATAATGACGTTGCAAGAATTGATTGACACATACGGAGCAACACAGGCTGTCGCAATTTTGCAGGCTGACAATCAGGCAACCGTAACAATAGACGGTGTTGTTTATCAGTTGGCGGAGTACAACCAAAAAACAGGTATAGCGACGCTAAAAGCAAACGATTCCGAGGCGGTTATTACAATCAATACAACGACAGGCGAAGTCGATAAATTTGATAATTTAGAGGGTACGGCAACGCTGAAAGCCGACGGCACAAATGCGGCGGTGGTTATTGATAGCCTGACAAGCAAAGCAAAGGGATTTGAAAAAACATATACCGCACATTTTACCGTAAAATCGGACGGAACAGTGTCGAGCGGTTTTTTCAATAGCGGCCAAAAAGGTTTTTTTGCAAACGGTACCGAATCAGCACCGGAAGGACCTGCGGTTATAAATGACGAAAAGGGTGTCGCTGACCCGCGAGAATTGGTAAAGCACAAAGGACAATACTATTTGTTTAACGGTCGAAATGTGTTGGTAAATTTGAGTAAGGGTGATTCGGTTTACACGGCTAAACAGACAAAAGCAATGTTGAAAAAATTACCGCATTACGCAACAGGAACAAACAACACAGCATTTGAAACCAAAAAAGAAGATTTTGAATACCGCCAAAAAACAAGCGTCGTATCAGACGCCGACGCATTGCTATGGTGGAAGAAAATATTAGAAGAATTTGCAAACGACGCGGACGTTGTGAAAGAGGCTAATATTGAAATCTACGAACTGAACAAAAAAATTAATGACGACGCAATCAAAGATTATAAAAACAGGTTAAAAAACCAAGAGAGCAATTCAAAGAATTGGATTGACTATGAAGTCAAAATGCACAATCTGTCAGTAGATGAACAGATTGCGGCATATCAGCGAATGGACGACAACTATCTGAATACATTGACCGAAATGACTGAAAATACCGAAATGACGGCTGATGAACTGCAGGACGTATGGGACGAATATTACGAAACAATCCGAAACCACGAAATGCAGATTGCAGATTTACGAAAAAAGAAATTAGACGAATTAAACCAACAGTCATTAGACTATATAGCCGAACGAACATATTTTAATGACTGGGAACAATACGACGACAGCCCCGAGGCGGCATATCAGCGTATTATGGAACGTAATTCACAGGCACTGCAGGACGGCGAAATTACGGAAGAAGAATACAATGAAAAAATGACGACCGCAGGACAGAAACTGTACGAGGGACGTTTGGAAAATTCTAAGAAGTGGTTGCAAATGCAAAAGAAGTACGGAGCAATCAGCGAGCAGGAATATCAAGCCGGACTAAACCGCGTAAAGGACTATACACAAAAATATTACGAACAAGGAATGATAAGCGGTAAGTATTACTATGAGGCTATGGACGACGCAAACAATAACCTGTTTGACAGTATGAGTGAAACGTTGGAAAACTACGTCAACGAATACTATGACACACAAAAAGAAATGTTGTCAGCGAAAAAAGAGGCAATCGAGGCGGAATACAAGGCAATCGAGGACGCGGAAACCAAAGCCGAAAGGAAAAAAGAGCTATCGGAGCTGGAGGCGGAACGTGAAAAATATCAAAATGCCGTTACGATAGACGGCAAGAAAAAATTAAAAGAAATCGAAGAAGATATTGCGGACATAAAAAAAACAGAGGCGAAAGAGGCACGCGAGGCGGAAAAGCAAGCCAAGTTAGACGCAATCGAGGACGAAAACGAGGCACTGGAAAAAGAGCAAAGCAACACGCTGAAAGGGTTAAGCAAATATACATCACAGGCATTGGGAATAATCAGCGGTGGTAATGATGATATGACAAAACAGTTTAACAGTGTTTTAAAATCGTACAATCAGCAACAGGAACAGTTGGCAACAACCGGATATAACACTATATCAAAAATAGTAGATATGACAAATCAGAAATTGTCCGAAATAGGTCAAAATATTCCGAACGCAACAACCGCCCATAACGAATATACCATTACAATCAAACAGGATTTTAATAATAATATCACTGATGAAACGACTGCAATGGCGTACGGTAAATATGCGGGTAGTTCGGTAAAACGTTCAATTTCGGATGCATTTTTGGGAGCGGAGGGCTAAACAATGGGATTAACATATCGTGGTAAACATTCATTGCGTGATTTTGGTATGCAAACCAAAATCAACGATTTACCTATAACACCGCCGAAAAAGACGGATTACGAGGAAGATATACCGTACAGGGATGGCAGCATAGATTTTTCGGAATCGGGCGGCAGGGTGTTTTACAAAGACAAAACAATCGAAGTTGAATTTTATTTAATCTGCAACGATACCGCAAAACGTAATAAAACTATCGAACAGTTTGTAACGTGGATAAACGGCGGAAAAGGTGAGTTGATTTTGGACGATATGCCGTTTACAAAATGGATAGCGTCACCGCTAACCGTGGAAGATATGACTATAATGCTACAGCGGGCGGGGAAAACTGTTGTAGCGTTCAGATGTGAACCGTTTAATCAGTTCCTGTATGATACACAGGGTATTCCGTTAGGTGCGGATATTCTGTTAGATACGGAAATTGAAATAGGTTGGCCGATAAATCATATATATGAAATTGCCAACGGTACAAACACATTTAAACTAAACAATGCCGGCAATGCGACGGTACGACCTAAGATAGTTTTCAACGGTAATTTTACATCAGTATCGTTTACCTGCGGCGGAAACACGATAAAATATAATCACAAAACTACGCAATTCACAATCGATTGCGAATTATTCAGCTGCTTTGAGGGTGACACCAACACGTCAGAATATTCAAACGGTGATTATATAGAAATCGGACAGGGTGAAAATGAAATAACAATACAGTCAAACGGAACGGGAACAGTCGAAATTATTTATAATCCGCTGTTCTATTATACACAGTCGATTTTATAAAACAGGAGGAAATACAATGAATAAAATGATACGTATATACAGTTGCAATGAAACCGATTTCAGTTCAAACGGTTTGGCAATTTTGGACGAGGCAAAGGACGTTTGTATTACACACGAATTAAACGGCAGCTACAATTTACAATTTGAATATCCGATAGATTCGGCTAAATGGGAATTTATCGCAAACAACCGTATTTGTAGGGTAGGGGATGAATGTTTCCGTATTCGTTCTATTGATAATAATAAAATATACGCACTGGCACTGTATATGGACGCACAATTTAAACATATTCAGTATATCGGTGATATGTTGGGAAAAACACCGCGTTATATTATGACACAGCTGTTTAAAAACACCAATATACATATAATGACGGACGCAGAGGTAAAATCATTGGGAATGGAATGGGTGAACACCGCAACCGATTTTTTTGAGGCGTCAAAGATAACACCGATTGTCGGTGTGTCTACGCTGTCAGAAACATTAGAAAAACAATCGACAATGTGTGAATTGTATGTAGATAATTATAATTTGGCATTGGTTAAACAAATCGGCAAAGACAACGGCAATGAATTAACATTACGTTTCAATGCAAAATCGGCTGAATCGTCACGCGACGCGTCTACGTTGATAACGCGACTATATCCATACGGACAGGACGATTTGGATATATCAACGGTCAATGACGGTAAACAGTACATAGACAGTCCTATGGTTGAAAAAATAGGCGTCTACGAGGGCTTTTCAAATTTTGACGAATGCGAAGAACCGGACGAACTGTTGAAACTGGCAAAGTGGCAATTTTCAGAAGATAATTTAGAACGTATTGATATTCCTAAATATACAATGACTGTCGGTTACGTTGATGTTTGCGAGGCGTACAAATATCATAATCTGAATAGGCCGAGCATTGGGGACAGGGTGAAAATTTTCGACAAGAGTATGAATACAAAAACGTTACAGAGAATTATAACAACAAAAATTTATCCGTTTGAGCCGAGGAAATCAACCATTGAAGTGGGACACCCGCAAGTCACTATTGATAGTTTTTTCAAGGATATTGCTACAACAAATATAATCCAAAAAATACAGCGAAACGGCAAGAAAGAAATCAAGACAAGCTATTTGGAAATGATGAGAGAAAACGTCAAAGTCAGTATAAATGAGGCACTGCAGAACGAGAATATCGCAAAATATCAGACCGGAGCATTGTTTGAAAGTCCCGACGGTCAAAGTGCTGTCGCAATAATTAAAGGTCAGTTGGCTATTGCCGGACAGAAAACCGAGGGTGAATGGGATTGGACAACGGTAATCAATGACAATGAAATAATTGTATCTGACGTGTTCACTGGTGCGTTGTATACAAACCTATGTACAATAATGTCTGCCAACGGTAAATTGACAATAGAAAACAGTTTAATAACAATGCAGGACGAAAATAATATTGTTAGATTTGAATGTGGTTATAAAAACGGTAAATATGTTTTCTGTTTGTACGACGCAACAGGTGAACAAAACGTGTATATAAATAGTAGCGGCGAGGCGGTATTTGCCGGAAGTGTTAATACAAAGAAAGATACATTTGTTGGCAGTGTACTATATATACAAACCACAGATTTAGTAGGAGATTCAAAGCAACCTGCAATACGTTTTTTGGATAAGAATGGCGATATAGTAAATGAATTATCATGTACAGCAAATGGAACATTGAGAGTTACAACCGGGAAGCCAAATGCAAAATTTATGTATGGTGCATATGAAGTGGCAAGTGAAAGGAATATAGAAATACTACAAGAACAAATTAATCATTTAAAAAAAGAAATTGACGATTTAAAGTAATCGTCAATTTTTAAATGCTGTAGGATTTGCAAGAACAACAGTGGTATAATATTCATAAGAGATAAAACGCATTGAAGTATTATACTCAAGACAATAGTTATCATCAAATTTATGCCAATCAAAATCTGTATAATCTATAATATCTAAACAATTCAAATAGTATGTGCCGTCGAAATTGTACACGGGTAATCCATCATCAGTATTAAATGCAAATAAATCAGGATAGTAATACTCTTTGTTTGGATTTAATGTAGGCTTTGGTTGTGCAGCGGTGGTTGTTGGTGTCGGTGTTGGTTCGGCGGCGGTATCTGTATCAATCGTAATAGTGTTGTCACTGAAACCAACATTGAAACCACCGACAGCGTCCGCAACGTCACGTAATTTGAAATATGTATTATCGTTGATGTTGTAACCCTCTATCGCTGTTTCCGTACCGTTTACGGCAACAGGGAACGGGTTAGCCGTTACGGCATATTCTACGGCGAAACCTGTTGCGGTCGCACAGATTATACCGCCTGTTATAAAACCTAATATAAATTTTTTCATAGCTTGTAGCCTCCTTTTTGTTTCAGTATATATCAAATGGAAACAATTTGCAAGGGGCAAAATCTGAAAGGAGTATCAAAAATGTACACAGGAATACCACCATAGCACGCTTACGGCGTGTTTTTTTAATGAAATCCCAATCAATTACGATTAGAAAGGAATGATAAAATGAAATTAAATTTTAATTTTAGCGGAAAAACGCTGTTAAAGGATTGGTGGAAAATTGTCCGCGATAATTTCACGGCAATTCAAACCGACCACAACACACTGTCCGACAAATTGGACACAGAAATCACGCAACGCACCAACGCTGATGTGGGTTTAGCGAACCAAATCACAGCCGAAAAAACGGCGAGAGAAAGTGCTGACAGTTCGTTAAGCAGTCGGATAAACAACGAGGCAACAATACGACAGGCGGCGGATAATGAACTGCAACGTAATATTGACAGTGAAATTACCGAAAGGCAGACGGCAGACAGCAAAAAGGCTGACAAAACAGAGTTGTACGGCACTGATGAAACGACAAAACATACAATCACGCACACATTGACTACATCTGATTTTGTAATAAACATCACATCCTACGATACAGGTACAGTTAAAATACCTGCCGAAACGGTACATTCAAAAATCCTATTGAACGGTAGCCCAATGCCTGCGGTAGATGTAATAGGTACGTTTAATTGTAGCAAATTTGAAGATGACCACGGCGATAAGTATGTCGCTATAACATATTCGCCTAATACAGGTAAATTGGATATTGATGTTGTAGATATAGATTGTTCGCCGACTGACGCTGACGCTATCGCCGAAATAAACATTCAATATCAAAGAGCGGAAATTACAAAAATGTATCATTTGTCGCACATTTTTTACGGTATCAGTAACCTAAATGACCTAAAAACGAACGACAAAAATTCATTTTTGGCGGCGGTCAATGAAATTGCAACAAAACTGACAACTGAAATTTCAGACAGAGAGGACGTAGAATATTCACTGACTGAAAAAATCATTACTGAAATTTCAGACCGACAGGCGGCGGACAACGAGTTGAAAGCAAAAATAGCAGATATAAATACAGAACTGACAACGGATAACCTGTTTTATGATTTATCTAAATACGTCAACAGTGACAACAAATTAGTCACTGACGACAGCGGTGTACAGTATTTGTCATATTCGGGTTCGTTTGAAAACGGAACGTATTTGTATCATAATTTTGTTGTTGATAATTTCCGCCGTAAACCGAAAACAGAAACCACATTAGAATTGACATTCAATGTGGCGTCACGTCATATAGCTGGGGACGGTTGCGACAGTGGCGGTTTGAATATAGGCGAAACAGACGTATTGATTACATACACTGATACAACAACAGAAACATTCGGACAGTCATATTACACAGCAACTGATACCGGTGATAAAACAATCACGATAAACGGCACATCAGAAACGTATAAAACAACAAAATTTAAAATTGAAATCCCTGTAAAAAACAAAGAAATTAAATCAATTTCATTCCGAATTGTATCGGATAACTATTATACAAACGGTGACCCGACGGGAAATGCGTGTAAACAGAAAACATTAATACAGTCGGCTGTTTGTTATGATGATGAATGTGTGGCGGTATTGCGTGATGATATTAACGCGAATACATCAAAAATTACTGCCAATACAACAAAAATCACCGAAATTGATAAAACAGTTACAGACATTTCAAAAAATCAAATATTTGTCGTGTGTGACGGCGACCACGACGAATTAAAATTACAGGCGGCGATAGATAGCGCGCCGTATAAAAGTATTATATATCCTGTAGGTGAATTGTGCGTTATCACAAATGCAAATATGAAGTCGGGTTACGGAATGACGGGAACTAATAACGGTGTGGCAATTCCATTGAAGGGCGGTATGTCGTTAGACGGTTCGATGTGCGATACAATTATGTTCAAAAACACAAATCCTGCTGAAAAACAGTATATTTTCCATTTGCCGGATGGCGCTAAAATGCAAAATGTAAAATTTACAGAGGACACGGACACTGTAACGGCGGACACGGTTAATCCGACAGTATTATTAGCGCAAAGTAGTTCACAGATAATATCCTGTACATTCTATGATATATTTAGTACACATCAATTTGGTGTATCAACGTTTGAAATGAGCAACGTTCTGTTTTTGAACAACGTCATAGATACGTTCGCAGGCGCACCGGCAAATAATTTGACAAATGAAATAAAAATCGCAGGCAATTCGTTTGTTATGGGTAACAAATTTTTAAATTTCACGCAAAAAGAACAAACATTAGGTTATATGTTGCAGATGTCAACCGTTATATTTGTAAACAATTATATGTCCGGTTTTACAAATTGCAGTATTGATTTAGGTAAAAAAATAGTAGGCAATATATTTAAAACGTTTACTGATTGCAGTATCGATATAAGTGGCGAAATTTCGGACAATGAATTTGCAGCAATTACACAGAACACAAAAACACCGTTTATATACGCCACGGGGATTACATTAATCAGCGGAAACAGAATGCTTGTTATAAAAATCAATGCAGAATATATTGATTTTATCGAATGCGGAAATTATACCGTTATATGCGGAAATTATATGCACATTTCCGCCGGCCCTGCGTCGGGACAGTGTAACCTAATCACCGCCAGCAGTAAAACGCTGATAGCAGATAATATATTTAGGACAACGGCGTCTGTAACGGCAAATGCAGATTTTTCAATTATATACAGCGACGGTAAAACAGTAGTCAAAAATAACGTGACAAACGCAACATCAATCGGAACGTTCGGCGATACGTGCGTTGTTGACGGAAATGTGACAGGGTGGTGATATTATGTACAAATTTTATAGTAAAAACGGAACAGCACAATTTTATGAACGCGGTGTTGAAATTGACGGCACGGTGTACGGAATACGAACTGACAGCGACATATTACGTATAAAACGTAGGATTGTCAATGATAAATTCGCCGAAACTGACGACAATTTCGATATGGACACAGAAATTGCAAAAATTCAGCATACGAGCATCATATTTAAACAGCCGACATCAGAACAGCTGTCACAGATACAGTCAAAAACATTTGACAGTATGTCGGATATGAAACAATATGTTCAGTCCGTTATGAACGGTGACGAAACAATGTCACAGGATGAAATCAACGCAATGCTAATGTTGCAGATTGCAGAGTTAAAGGCAGGTGTTGACGGTGAATAAAACATTGATACGTAAATACTATCAAATGGGTATTTACAAAGAAAAGCATTTAGATATATTCGTCAAGGCGGGATATATCACAGTGAACGAGAAAAAAGAAATTATGGAGGGCTGATATGGAGGCAGAAAATGAAAAAGAAGTATGGGAGCGTCTGACTGCCGTAGAGCAGTCCACCAAGTCGGCACACCACAGAATTGACGGTATCGAAAAACTGACAGAAAGTGTTCATATAATTGCTACTGAAACTAAAGCAATGAGAGAGGACGTAAACGATATTACATCACGGGTAGACGAAATAGAAAAACGTCCTACAAAGCGATACGAAACAGTAGTTACCGCCATTATTACGGCATTAGTCGGCGGTTTGATAGGTTATTTTATTAAAATGTTGGGTTTTTAGTATTTTAGGAGGTATGTAAAAATGAAAGAATGGTTTAAATGTGCAGGAATAAGAGCAATCAAGACGATTGCACAGACAGCGATTGCGACAATCGGTACGGCCGCCGTACTGGGTGACGTCAACTGGGTAATGGTTGCATCAGCGGCGGCATTGGCAGGCGTACTGTCGTTGCTGACATCAGTTGCGACGGGATTGCCGGAAGTGAATAACGAAAAGGGGGAATAAAATATGACGTTACAAGATACCGTTGCACTGATGAATAGTGCAGATTATAAGGAACGTTTCAAGGCGGAATATTATCAATTAGCCAATAGGTTCAAAGGATTAAAGAAAATGTTGGAGGAATGGGACAGGGGAAAATTAAAATTTTTCCCAACGTGTCCACGCAGTACATACGACATACAACTAAACGCAATGGCTGACTATTTGGCGATTTTAGAGGCGCGAGCAGTAATGGAAGATATTGAATTGAAAGAGGTGTAATGAAATATGCGAATAGGAATAAACTGCGGACACACCGTCAGTGGTGAAGTCGGTTGCGGTGCGGTCGGCCACATAGACGAGAGCGTAGAGGCACGTAACGTCGGTTATGCGTTAGAAACGTTGTTGCGTAGCGCCGGTCATACCGTGTATGACTGCACCAACGACCACGCCGACAGTGTCGGCGCAAATTTAAGCAATATCGTAAATATGGCAAATGCACAGCCGTTGGATTTGTTCGTGTCAATCCATTTTAACAGTGGCGGAGGCAGAGGCACGGAGGTATGGACGTATCAAGGGGAAACGTTCCCCGAAGCCGAAAATACCTGCAAAGCTATTAGTGCATTAGGCTATAACAACAGGGGAATAAAAAACGGTACGAAGTTGTACGTCGTTCGCCATAGCAACGCCAAAGCTATGTTGGTTGAGTGTTGTTTCGTTGACACTGACGACGCAGACAAATACAAAAAAATAGGCGCAACAGAGTTCGCAAAAGCAATATTTAAGGGTATAACAGAGCAGGAAACAGAAAGCGAGGATTTAACAATGTCACAATATACAGAATTAAAAGAATTAATCGAAAAACAGGCGGCGGAAATTGCCGATTTAAAAAACATCAACCAACAGTTGGTGAATGTAGTTCAAACTACAATGGTATACGACTTCAATGATGACAATATGCCGTCGTGGGCGCGTCCTGCGGTGCAGGCGGCTATGGACTACGGTGCGGTACAGGGTGATGAGAACGGCAGATTAGGTTTGTCGTATAAAGACCTACGTGCTATTGTACGTGAATATCGTTGCGGATTGTACAATAAATAATACAAAAAAAATAGGTGGCTACGTGCCACCTATTTTTTTGTTTATTTTATTCATTTTCATTGTCAATAGATTGTTTTTTGTATACGTTGCGCAACAACGGCTCGCCGTCGCTACCAGTTCCTACAACATCACCCCAGACACGAAATGCAGGGCGACTGCCGAATGATATGCTCCCAAAAACCTGTATATCATTTTCGGGTATTATTTCATATTTTCCGTCGGGATAAAACAGGGCATTATATACAGACACACCTTTTTCGTAGAAACCATCTCGGTAGTTGTATGATTTTTCATCTTCAGGGACATCTCCAAACCTTATGAACCCTTTTTCTGCGATTTTTCGCTTTGCTGCAATACGTTGCTCTAACTGTTCTTTCGCTTTTGCGGTTTCTATATGTATTGCGTGTATTACAGGCTCATTTGCTAAATTGTTTCTTATTTCGCAGGAAAATCCTTTTTCCTCTAATTCTTTGACGATTTTCTCAGCAACGTTTTTGATGTCGCCGTCAATCTCCCACTTCATATCGGGAAGATTTTTTGCAACAGTGTGAGCGGCGTAGTATCCATTTTCTCCACGATAAGTGTATCTGCCGAATACGCTGACACATACCTTAGGTTCATACCCGCCAAGGGAATTTATCAAAAGTTCTGTTTTCATAAAAATCTTCCTTTCTTTTTTGAGGTTTCCCTCATTTCTTGATTCTATTATACCACGTAAATACGTGGCTGTCAATGTTTTTTTTCAAAAAAACTTTAAAAAATTTAAAAAAGATTGAAAAATGAAAAACATCAGAGGTTAGTCCTCTGATGTTTTTTCGTCATACAGTTCATCTAAAGTGACACCTAAAGTTTGCGCAAATTTGTATGCGATTGAAATTTTACAATCACCACGCTTTTCAATATCTTCGATTGTTCGGCGATGTATGCCCGTCAATTCTGAAAACTTCGGGATACTATAACCTTTTTTTAGCCGTATGGCTTTTAAATTTAGCATATAACCACCTCTTAAAAAAATGACCTAACAAGGTAGTACAAAAAGAAACATAGTCCTAAAATATAAAATACTTTTAGGGCAATTTTTAAATATAATTTTTTCATATTGCACTATTGAAAGACTTGTGATATAATTAAATCAGAGAGGGGGAAAACCCCCATCTCTATGTAATAATGTCAATCAGAATTTTCAACCAACCAATGATTGATATTAGTCTGATGATGAGCTTTTCAGTTACCGCAAGTAGTTTGAAAAGCTCTTTTATTTTTTTGTTTTCGTCTTTCAACGTTTCTCACCTCACTTTCTATATTTATTATACCACGTAAACACGTGGTTGTCAAGTGTTTTTGAAAAATAAACTAAAGTTTTTTTATAACTTGAACAATCTTGCGATAAAGACTGCTTGGAAAATGTACGCGTGTACTTGACTTCGTGCGGTCAGGATATTGTGGACAGAGCAATAAACGTTAAATGCACAAAAGCCGAAGTGATTTGGGTGTTTACGGACATTGAGGCTGTGCCGTTTAACAGAGGTTTTTATTCGGTTGATTTGAAGTATTTCTTTAAAGTTACCTTAGCAGTATTTACAGGAGTGGGCCGTCCCACAGAAGTTGAGGGTCTTGCGACTTTTGATAAAAAAGTTATACTTTTCGGTTCGGAAGGTAATGCAAAAGTGTTTGAGTCGAAGTATAAGGAGGACGCTTTTGATCCGCAGCTTTGGAGAAAAACAAATATGCCGCATGCAGTGGTAGAGGTGGCAGACTACAAAATGGCAGGTAAAAATACAAAGGATATAACGGTGAAACAATGCGTATATACTGTTGGGAAAAAGGTACAATGGAACCTATGGTGTAAATTTGAAGAACGGTTTAAACGAAAAATTTAA